ATACTCAGGCACAAAAATTTAATCAAACTGTAAACGGTACTAATAGCAAATTAAAAGACGCAAATAAAGCCTTACCAATATTACAGAAAGGATTTTTTGGTGCTGGTGCTGGTGCAAAGGGGGCGGCTGTAGGTTTTAGAACTGCTGGGGCTGCGTTAGCAACAGCTTTAGGACCTCTTACTGCTGGAATAACTTTAGTAGCTGCATTGACAAAAACATTTGGAAATTTAGCGGCTGCTGATTTTGCTAGTGCAAAGGTTAAAACTCTTGGTGTAGATGTTGATACCTTAAATCCAAAATTAGCAAGTTTATCAAATGAGCTTAGTGGTCAAGTTTCTCAGCTTGATTTGCTATCAGCATCTTATGATGTAGCATCTGCTGGCTTTGGTGAGGTGGCAGAACTTTCAGATGTTTTGAAGGCATCACAGTTAGGTGCAACTGGTGGATTTTCTGAATTGGCTACTGTTGCTGATGCAACTACCTCTGTCCTTAATGCTTATGGTCTAAGCTCCGATCAAGCTGCAAAACTTGTAGATGGATTTATACAGACACAGAATGATGGTAAAATTGTTGTAGATCAATATGCACAGCAGATAGGTCGTTTAGCACCTATAGCGGCTGGTGCTGGTGTGGGAATAGATGAACTTAATGCGGCAATATCTACTGTTACTGCAACTGGTGTTCCTGTTGAATCAACCTTTGCTGGACTACGACAAGTTATTGCTTCGATACAAAAGCCGACCAGTGAAGCAGCTAAAGCGGCAAAAGAGTTAGGAATAGACTTTAGTGCTACAGCTTTAAGCACAAAAGGTTTAGGGGGTGTTCTAGCGGAAGTAGTTGAGAAAGGTGGAGCTAGTGAAGAAACGCTTGCAAAATTGTTTGGATCAGTTGAAGCAAGGACAGCAATATTACCTTTGTTAAATGATCAACTTGTAAGCTTTAATAAAAACTTAGAAAATCAAGCCAACGCTCAAGGCACTGCGGCTCAAGCTGCATTTACAGCATCAAATACAATACAAGGACAATTAACAAGACTTGGAACTGCTTTTACGAACTTAACAACAGAGGGTTCAGAGTTTGGAATAATAATTAGAGAAGTTCTAAAAGTAACTGCTGTTACGGTTGAAGCTTTGGGACTTGCTGTTAAAGGTGTATTTACACCATTTAGACAGCTTTTTGCTGTTATTGGTGAGATCGGAAAAGCTATAAGTGATGCAATAGGAGTTGATGCACAGACAACTTTGTTTAATCTTGAACAGGGGTGGATAGGGATTAAAGAGGCGGTTTCTGATGCTTCAGATCAGGCTATCTTTTTTGCAAGAGTTGTTGGTGGTGTTATTGGAAAGATAGTTGTAGCAATAGGTAATACTGCAAATGGTATTAAAGAAACAGTAGGCGGTGTAGTACAAACAGTTGTAACTACGATTCAACAAGCAATTCAAAATCTCATAAATTTAATTCCAGAGCCTATAAAAAAATTATTAGGTGGGCTTGAAATACCTTCACTTGATCTTGATATCAAAATACCCAAACTACCAAATCCATTTAAAGGTTTAAAAGAAAAAGCTGATGAATTAACAAATGCTGTGATTGAGTTTAGTGGAGTAGAAAAAACTATTACAGATGAAAATAACAAACAGCTAGACGCAAAAAATAATATAGTTGCAACTCAAGGAAAAATAAAAACAGGAGTAGAACAACTTACAGAGGCTGAAAAAAAAGCACGAGAAGAGGCAAAAAAATTAGAAGAAACCTTTTTTAAAATAGGTGAATCTGTAAGAAATGATCTTGTTGGTAATTTAAGAGAAGCAATAAATGGCAGTAAAACTTTTGGACAGGCAATAGGTGGTGTTTTAAATAATCTTAAAAACAAACTCCTTGATATTGCTTTAGATAAAGCTATAAGTGGTATTGGTAGTAGATTAAGTGGTGGTAAAGGTTTTACTGGATTTTTGGGTGGACTGTTTGGTAAAGAAAGAGGTGGAAGGGTATCTGCTGGTGGTGCGTATCTCGTAGGTGAGCGTGGACCAGAAATATTACAGATGGGTTCTAAAGGTGGCAACATTATTCCAAATAGTCAATTAGGTGGTGGCGGTGGAACTACTAATGTAGTCACTGTAAATGTAGATGCAAGTGGCTCATCTGTTGCTGGTAATGGTTCTGGGGCTGACCAACTAGGACAGCTTATTGGTGGTATAGTTCAACAAACACTTGTAAGAGAACAAAGGGCTGGAGGTTTACTTAATAGATAATGGCTACATTCCCATCAATCACTCCTACTTATGGAATGAGAAAAACAAGTTCACCAAAAATAAGAAAAACAAAACTAGGTGATGGCTATGAGTTTAGAGCTTTATACGGCCTTCCTTTATCTCAAGACCCAAAAGTATATGATTTGACTTTCAACGTATCTGAAACTGAATCAGATGTTATTGAAGGCTTTTTAAGAAGTAGAGTAGCAGATCAAGCAAGTTTTTCGTTTACCCCACCAGCCGAAGGGTTTACAAAAACAGGAACTTATAGTCAAAGCACAACAACTGTGACAATAACAATCACACAGCATGGAGTTGCTATTGGTGATGTTTTGACAATTGATTACACATCTGGCTCTGCAACTGATGGTGATTTTGTAGTTGCCTCTGTAACATCTGATGACGTATTTACGGTAACGGCTGCTGATAGTGCAACAAATAGTGGCAATGTATCAATAACTCTTTCAGGTGCTGGTAAGTTTGTTTGTGATTCTTGGACAAAAACAATACCTTATAACAATAGAGCAATAATAAATTGTACTTTTAGAGAGGTATTTGAACCATAAATGGCAAATCCTGTTTCACAGCTACAAGAGCTTACCAATAAATCAATTATTGAGTTGTTTTCTGTTGAACTGATACCTGATCTTCATTACACAAAATCAGCAAAGACAGCTACTTATAGTCAATCAGGAACAACAATTACTATCTCATTAACTGCTCATGGATTTTCTACTGGTTTAATTCTTAGTCTTGATTTTACATCTGGAAATGGTGTTGATGGAATTTATACAATACAAACAGCCGCCACAGATACTTTTACAGTCACAGCAATAAGCTCACAATCCACGAGTGGCAATGTATCTTTTAATGTAAATTCAACATTAACTGATGCCACAGTTTTTTTATTTCATGCTGGTAACAACATGAAAGATAGCGGGGATATTGTTTGGCAATCTAATACATACACAAGAATGCCTTGTCAGGCATCAGGATTTAAATATTCTGGTAAAGGTTTGCTGCCTAGACCAACTCTTACATTTTCTAATTTACTTGGCACAATAACAACCATCATTTTGCGTGTTAATGAAACAACACCTTTCATAGATTTACAAAGATCAAAGGTTACACGCAGACGCACGTTAAGCAGATTTCTTGATGCAACAAACTTTTCGTCTAATATAAATCCATTTGGCACTCCAGATCCAACAGCAGAACTGCCAAGAGAAGTGTACTTTATAGATAAAAAAACAACAGAAAATAGAGATATTGTTGAATTTGAAATGGTAACTAGTTTTGATCTGGCTGGTGTTGGTGCGCCTAAAAAACTTGTTACAAGAGATGACTTTGCAGGGGTCGGAACTTTTGTTAATTTTTAAATATGACTTGGAAAGAATCTTTTAAAAAATACGCACAAGAGCAAACACCTAATGAGGCTTGTGGGTTACTTTCAATAATAGATGGCAAAGAAACCTTCTGGCCTTGTAAAAATTTAGCTGAAGGAAAGCATGAATTTTTTATGCTTGACCCTGATGATTGGGCTGAGTGTGAAGATACTGGAGAAATTATTGGTGTAATACATAGCCACCCTGTCGGGGCTGCAATAGCTTCAGAGGCTGACAAAGCATCTTGCGAGCATATTGGCTTTCCATATTACATTTACAGTATTAATGAAGATCACTGGATATGTATAGAACCAACAGGCTGGAAAGCACCTTCACTTATCGGGCGAAGGTTTATATGGGGTAAATATGATTGCTGGTCTATTGTGACAGACTGGCTAAAAGAAAACAAAAATATAAATATTAAATACTGGCCTAGACCAAAAACATTAATGGATTTTGCAAATAATCCATACTTTGAAAAAGTACTTACAGAATCAAATTTTATAAAACAAGAAAAAAATAACAAATTTAAAGAAGGTGATGTATTACTTTTCAAAGGTGCAAAAGGTAAAGCTAGTCATGTTGCTGTTTATATTGGTGATAGTATGATATTAAATCACAATTTTAAAGCTTTAAGTTGTAGACAGCCATTAAGTTTAGGCTATCAAAAAGCATTACAAGGAGTTTATAGATATGCAGCTTAGAACGATAAAAGTATATGGGAATCTTAGAAAATTTTTAGGAAGATCAACATTTCAAGCTGCTGTAAATTCACCACAACAAGCGTATAGTTTTTTGAAAGCAAATTTTGCTGGAATTGAAAAACACATGAATAATCAGTTTTATCAAGTAAAAATAGGAGGCCGTTTAGTATCACAAGACTTTGTTTCTTCAACAGGTCAAGGTGATATTCAAATAATACCAGTTGCTATGGGATCAGATTTTGTTTTTGATTTTGTTGAAGATGCTTTCAACTTTGTTGTAAATAATGCAATACCACTTGTTACAGCATTTGTTACAGGTGGAACAAGTCTTTTACTGACAACAGCAGCTTTAAGTCTTGCTAGTGATTTATTAACACCTGACATACCAACAAACAGTGTTTCTTCTGTTGGTGAAACTGATCCAAGTATTAGAGGGTCATATAATTTTAATGGCATTCAAAACGTAAGTAATAGTGGTGTTCCAATTCCAATTTTATATGGGCTTGTGTTCAGTGGCTCAATTATAATAAGTTCGGGTACAGATTCAACCCAAGTAGTTAAAAGCATAACCTAATGCCTAGATTAGTTGACGATCAATTATTTGGAACGGACAGAAAGGTTGTTGACCCTGACTTGATAGATGGTGGATTAAGAAGTAAACAGTTTGCAACAGTCGTTGATCTTTTAGGTTACGGAGAAATTGATTCTATTTTTGATGTTGGCGGTTCTGGTACAGATACCTTTCAAAAAAATATTTTTCTTGATGGTACACCCTTAAAAAATGCAAATGGTGATAATAATTTCCAAGATGTAGAAGTTTTTTTTAAAAATGGTGCATCAAATCAAAAACCAATCCGAGAAATCAATGCTGTAGAGACTACAGTGCCAGTTTCTGCTCCAGTTACAAATTCTGCCTCTGTTACAAGATCAATAACAAATACATCTGTTGATAAGATCAGAGTAAGTATTCAAATTCCAGCACTACAAGAGTTCAAAACAGATGGAGACATTGTTGGTGCTGAAGTAGCGATTTCTATAACAATAACTGAAAACGATGGAACAGTATCAACTCCAGTTGTAGGAAATACAATCAACGGAAAAGCAACAAGCCCTTTTGTAAAAGATTTTGAGATCAAGTTTGAAAGAACAATGAGTTTTCCAATTGATGTAACTGTAAGTAGACCTACTGCTGACAGTACAGAATCAAGATTGCAAAATGCTACTAACTTTTTATCTCTTACTGAAATAATTACAGATTCAAGTGCATATCGAGGTTTTGCTTATGTTGCTTTGAGGTTTAATGCACAAGAATTTCAAAGCTATCCAAAACGAATGTACCGAATCAAGGGAACAAAAATTAAAGTTCCTCATGATACAACCATTGATAGTAATAATGGCAGAGTTATATATCCAGCAGACTATACATTCAATGGAACATTTAAAACAGACAAAGAATGGTGTTCTGATCCAGCTTGGATTTTATATGACATCTTGACCACAGATAAAGGGTTTGGTGGTACAGATGGTGTTATTGATGAAAATACATTAGATGTTTTTAGTTTTTATTCTGCTAGTGCATATAACAGCGAACTTATAACTGATCCAATTACAGATACAACAGAGCCTAGATTTAGTTGTAATGTAATTTTAAATCAAAAAAATGACGCATTTACTCTTATAAATGATCTTTGCTCTGTGATGAGAGCTACGCCATTTTATAGCGTTGGCTCTCTTACCCTGTCTCAGGATAGACCCACTAACACCACAACAAATACATCTGACGCTCAATATATATTTACAAATGCTAATGTCAGTGAACAAGGTTTTACTTATTCGGGAGTAGGACAAAAAACAAAATTTACAGAGGTTGAGGTTTCATATTTTGATAATGATACACAGAGTTTAAACTTTGAATATGTTAGTGCAGATGAGATCACTGCATTATCAGGATATACAACAAAATTTGGAAAGATTAGAAAAACTCTGAAATCTTTTGCTTGTACATCAAGAGGTCAAGCTAATCGTCTTGCCAGATGGTTTTTGTACACAAATTTAAAAGAATCGGAGCTTTGTTCTTTTAAAACAACTCTTGAAGCTGGTGTAATTGTAAGACCATCAATGATTATAGGTGTTGCAGATAGTTTGAGAAGTGGTGTTCGCAGAGGTGGTCGTATAAAATCTGTGACTAATACAACAACTATTGTTGTTGATGATGCAAACAATACTGATTTGACAACAGAAAATTCTGCAACTCTTTCTGTTATCATGCCTGATGGTTCAACTGAAAGTCGTAGCATTTCATCAATTTCTGGAACAACAATTACTGTTTCTTCTGCTTTTTCTACATCACCTCAAGCAAACTCTATCTGGGCAATAGAAAACACTACAGTTGAGTTTCAGACATATAGGGTATTAGGAATAGAGGAGACAAATCATTGTGAATATAATATTTCAGCAATTATTCATGATACAAACAAATATTCTCAAGTAGAAGATACCACAGTTGCAGCAAATCCAAGAACAATAACAACTTTACTTGACGAAAAACCATCACCAAGTAACGCTTCAGCAGTCGAACAAATCGTAGTTTTAAATAATAGAGCGGTTTCTAAAATTTTTGTTGCTTGGGAACCAGTGCAAGGTGTTAAAGAATATTTACTTGAATTTCAATATGAAAATGATAATCCAGAAAGACAAAGAATTTCAAGACCTAGTTTTGAACTTTTTGAGTCAAGGCTTGGATCTTATACCTTTAAAATTAAATCATATAACACTTTAGGAAAACTAAGTTCATCAACTACAACTGTAGGTGTTGAAGCTATTGGTAAAACGGCTGTTCCAGCAGATGTACAAAACTTAAAAATTGAACCTATATCAGATCAGTTTGTACGACTACGTTTTGACCAATCTACAGACGTTGACGTGTTGCATGGAGGCAACGTAATAGTCAGATCGTCAAATGCAACTTCTGGCGTAACTTTTTCTAATGCAGTAAATGTTTTACCAGCCCTTAGTGGAAACGTAAGTGAAACGATTGTTCCAAATATTCAAAATGGTACTTATGTTCTTAAGTTTAGAGATGATGGTGGGCGTATCAGTTCTGGAGATGCCTCTATTGTGATGATTTCAACAGTGCCGAATGTTTTACCTAAATTAGTAGTTTTAACAGATAGAGAAGATACTGATTCACCAACACCTTTTGCTGGAACTAAAGTTGATTGTTTTTTTAGTGATGATGTTGATGGTCTTGTTCTTGGATCACTTGATTTATTAGATGGTGTAACAGATTTTAATGCTATTGCTGACTTTGATTTTTTAGGTGCTGTAGATATTACAGGTGGTCATTATGATTTTGCAAATACTCTTGATTTAGGAGGTAAGCAGCCAGTATCTTTCCGCAGACATATAGTTTCAAATGGTTTTTATCCAAACGATTTGTTTGATAAAAGAACTGCAAATATTAATACTTGGACAGATTTTGATGGAGTGAAAGCATTTGATGTAAATGCTTCTTTGTTAATAGCTACAACCGACTCAGACCCAGATACATCAACTGCTGGCACATATGCCATAAACAATGGTTCAGGTGGTGCTGGAACAATAATTACAATTACAAAAACAAATCATGGTTATTCTGTTGGTAGTTTTGTCACTGTAGATTTTACTTCTGGTACAGGTGTTGATGGAGATTATCAAATACAATCAGTTCCTACAACAAATACTTTCACTTTGACTTCCGCAAGTTCTCTTTCAACAAGTGGGAATTGTAACTTTAGCGCAGAATTTAGTCAGTTCAATCCTTTTGTAAATGGAACTTATGTTGCAAGAGGTTTTAAATTTAGATGTGAAATGGATTCGGACGATCCAGCACAGTCAATAGAAATAGATCAGCTTGGATATACAGCAGAATTAGAAAGCAGAACAGAAACAAGTCTTGGAAATGCAGGGGCATCTTCTGGTGGATTTATAGAATCTGGTACTTCAACAAAGTCAGTCGTTTTCAGTAACAGTTTCTTCACAGGTCAATCTGGCACTAGCATTGCAGCAAATGCAGTTTTGCCATCAATTGGTATAACAATAGAAAATGCACAGGTAGGTGATTTCTTTGCATTGTCAAATATTAGTTCAACTGGATTTGATATTGATGTTAAAGACTCTAGCGGTAATAATGTTAATAGAAATTTTAAATACGCTGCAACAGGATTTGGGCGTGGTAGTTAATTTTAAAGTAGGATATACTTAGATAAAAAATTGGTTTAGGCAATGGCTACTCATGATTATGTAATTGATAACGGAACTGGTAGTGCAGTAAGAGCAGACTTAAATTTATTATTTAAAGCAATATTAACTAATAATAGCGGTACAACTGATCCCTCAACTGTTATTTCAAGTGATGCTGGATCAAAAGCTTTTAGTTTTTGGGCTGATACAAACTCAAGTCCAGCAGTTTTAAAAATAAGAAACGCCGCTGATGATGGTTGGATTGAGTTGTTTCAACTAGATGGAACGATAACACTTGAAGATGGGTCTGTTTCTGCTCCAGCACTCGCGAACAGGGGAGATTTGGACACAGGAGTGTTTTTTAGTGCTGACAATACTTTTAATGTCGCTACTGGCGGTGTTGAAAGAATGGAATTGGGAACTACAACAGTATTTAATGAAGATGGTGCAGATGTAGATTTTAGAATTGAAGGCGATACTGAAGCTAATTTATTTTATGTTGATGCTGGTAATAACCATATTGGTATAAATGACAGCACACCTTCAGTAACACTTGATATAACAGGAGAAGGTGGAGGTAATGGCGAAGTTCATGTAAAAAGAACAAGCGGTGCAAGCTGTTTTATACAGGCACAATCAGCAACAGCAGTTTTTGGGTCAAATTCAAATCATGCTGTATCACTTAAATCTAATAGTACAACCGCTTTAACCATTGATACTTCACAGAGAGTAGGAATAGGTACAACAAGTCCTAGTAATATGTTGCATTTAAGTGGAACAGATCCAATAATTCAATTTACAGATACGGCTGGTGGTGATTCTTTTGGACTTTTTGCCTCACATACAAATTATTTAGGTTTTTATAACTTTACAGATAGTAGAGTTGACATGGTTATAGATGGATCTGGAAGGGTGCTTGTAGGTCATACGACCTCTACCCCAATGGATAATGATGCAAATAATCCAATATTTGCGGTAGAAGGTGCGGGAAATGGAGCAAGAATAGCTATTAGATCAACTGATGCTACGGCTGGTAATGGTGCTTTTATTTATTTAACAAGAACAAGAGGAACTTCTGCTGGTTCAAAAACTACAGTACAATCTGGCGATTCTTTGGGTGGTCTTATTTTTATGGGTGCTGATGGTACACATGATACAAGAGGAGCAATAATTCAAGCAGAAGTTGATGGTGCAGTAGGTGACAATGATATGCCAGCCCGATTGGTATTTATGACCACACCTGATGGAGGTTTAAACTCTAGTGAAAGAATGAGAATCACGAGTGCGGGGCTGGTGGGGATCAATACTGATAGTCCATCACAAACACTCGAAGTTAACGGTAATATTTCTCTTGGTAATGGCGGTAGCTCTGGCGGTTCTGAAATGCTAAGAATATTTAACGATAGTGGAGTTGAAAGAATACACGCAACAAATAATCCTTCTGGCCTTGCTTTTGGGATAGGTGGAACAGCCTCTGGCAATGAGGCATTCCGAATTGATACTGGTGAGAAAGTTTTAATCGGTATTACTTCGCCACCAAGCACAGGTACAAGTGGAACTGAATCTGCGAAATTGCAGGTTGGTATTTCTGGTACTTCTGGAACTGCGGTAGGCTTTATGGATACTGGCGGGTTTGACACTAACATAATGGTTATGAACCACGCAAGAGCAGGGGCAAATAGTGGTGCTTTTAGTGGTGTAATGATTCAATTTAGAAATAGCTCTAATACTTCGGTTGGGGGTATTAGTTCTGGAGCCAGTACCACTACTTATTCAACCAGTTCTGATTACAGATTGAAAGAAAATGAAGTGCTTATTTCTGATGGTATTACAAGATTAAAACAGCTTAAACCATATAGATTTAATTTTAAAATTACACCAAACATAACTCAAGATGGATTTTTTGCTCATGAGGCACAAGCTGTTGTTCCACAAGCTGTAACTGGTACAAAAGATGGAATGAGACCTGAAACTTATTATGAAGAAGGAGATGACTTACCTTCTGGAAAAGTTGTAGGCAGTGTAAAAACATATTCGTCTACTGAAATAGATATACAACAATTAGATTATTCACAACTTGTTCCTTTACTTACTGCTGCGTTACAAGAAAGTATTTCAAAAATAGAGGTGTTGGAAACCAAAGTTGCAGCATTGGAAGCGGCTTAGTAATATTGGTTAACTTAAATAGATTTTATGACTACACCTCAAGAGCTTTATGACGAAACAAAAACTCGTCTAGATTTAAACATTGCAAAAGCACAAATGCTTGAAAGAGAAATACAAGAAAAAATTGCAGAAAAAAATAAATTGATGCAACCAATAATTGAAGATCAAGGTGCATTAAAACAGCTAGAAAAACTAAGTGATGTTGTTCAAGCTGTAGAATCAAAGTAAAATAAAACTAAACACTTATTATCATGGCTGTTACTTGGGATATTGCTGCTTTAGATGCAACAAAAACTGTAGGTAGTCTATCTGATGTTGTTACGATAGTACATTGGAGGGCATACGATTCTGAAACTATCGGGAGTGGTGAATCTGCCGTAGTACATGGTGGTTCTTCTTATGGTTCTGTAGCATTAGCTGAACCTGATTCTGGATCTTTTACTGCTTATGCAGATATTACAAAAGCAAATGCTATTGCATGGGCTAAAGATGCACTAGGTTCTGATGAAGTAACAGCTATTGAAACAAGTATTGCTGCACAGATAACAGAATCTAAAACACCTACTAAGACTTCTGGTGTACCTTGGTAGTCATATAAGATGTAATCAAGTATAAGGGTGCAATAGTAGGCAAAATAATCAACATTGATATAATTAGTCCATGACTGATAGCTCGGAGGATCGCTTCTTTTACCATGTTTGCTCGTATTTGTCAGATAGCTTCATTGTTGTCTTTATTTCTTACCTTGTCAATGTTAGGCGGTTCATATTACGCTTACCGCTTTGTAACCAGCGAGCAGTTCAAGGCTAGAGTCATGAATGAGGTGCTTGATAATGTACAGGGTATGATGCCCAAAGTTTTAGATAATGCGTTACCAGATATGACAGGCGGCACTATTCCAGAGTATATACAGCCTAAAAAATAATGTTTTTTGCATTTATTAAAAAACTTATAAAATATTATGTTGATAAATTTATAAATTGGTTGCGTATGAAAAGATTTAATTTTGAACTAGACCATGACATAAAAAAATATCACGAACAATTAGATAAAAAAGTAAAAAAATCAGAAATTAGAGAAGTTGGTAAGTTTGGAGAAGATGGCTGGTCTATTTCTATTGGAGAGATAAAAAATGGAGATACCAGAGATTAGTGTAAAACAAATAAATATACCAGAGGTCTATATTCCTGAGATATACAAGCCTGACCCTGTATTGCCTGTAATAACTAATTTAGAAATAGATGTTGTAGGTTGTACTTATCAGCATAGAGATATAAAAAACACTGGAAACACACAGCTTTTACTAGATGACCCTAACGGAGTGTTTTTAACCTGTGGTGAATCTTTGTTTCCTAGCTTTTACCCTATTGATTACAGACCAGATCAGTTGGTCATAACTGAAGATTTACCGATCACAAATGATGTCCCACCCATGCCAGAGGCAGATATTCCAGAGACTAAAACACCAGAAAAGAAAAAAGAAGAGCTAGTAATACCAGAGTGTCCAAGTAAAAATGAGCAAAAAGTTGGAGATTACAGAAACGCAAAACGCATTGAAAGAGTAATAGGACATAAGTTATCCTCAGACAAAACAGAGTGTATTACGATCTATGAGGACGTACCCTTTCGAGAGACTTTTATTGGTACACCTGAAGTTCTTGTTTCTACTTTTGCTATTGGTCTGGTCGCTGGTGGGTCTGCGGCTCTTGTCCCTGTGATACAAGGGGCTGCGAAGGCTGCTATAAAAAATATAACCAAGCGTTTTACAAAAAAAGAAAAATAGTTATAATAAACTTAAGTAAAAGGATTTGACCCCTTGAGAGATTTAGGCTCTCTTAATGCCCACAGCTAACACTCACTAGGCAAGGCAGTTCTTATTTAAAACACCAGCTTTTACTTCTTAATTTCGTGAGTATGAGGCAAAACTTGGTTTGGTAAGGGTATAAGCTTAACATCTTTACAAGTGACTGCGTGTTCACCTGTCAGCACTACTCCAAGCTTTGCTTGCTTGCCACATACCTCTAGCCTATAAAGAGCCATTTCTAATTTTGTTTTTTTAATTAATAACTCTTGAGCTTCAATATTTACTGCCGCAGCTTTCTTGCATAGCTCCCCACCATTTCCCAAAGGAATATTAAATTGAGCAGATATTCCATAATTTAAGTTGTAGTTATCTTTTTCAAATCTTGGTGTTTTTTGAATATATTTTACT